GTTCGAGTATCGTAGTTGGTGAGGGAGTAATACGACGAGCTTTGAGATCATACCTGTTACGACGGATACGACGATTAGTGTTCTCACTTACGATCCAGTACGAGTCGGGGTGTGGATCTCGCGATTCTACTATACCCGGTTTCCATTCTGAACAGCCATCCTCCGTGAACCATACGAGTTGGTTTGGGATGTAGTCATCAGGTTGCTGTTTAGATGGTTTGAGGTGTGCAGCTCTGTGTTCAGTGAGCTCAGATCTCTGCATGTCAGTCAGCATAGATGGTGCACACATCAGACCGAGACGGGTGTTAATGCGTCTACCAAAGAACAGCTCAGCGGGGCTTGGAAGCAAATCAGTTATGGGCGTATCATGGTAAGTGTTAAGACCACGAGTGATATCGAGAGTATTGGAAGACTTACGTAAGATTTGCTTGACAGTCTGAATAGCTCTTTCGACACGGCCCATTGACTGGTGGTAGTGTGGACTAGAGGTTGGATGAGCGATCTCTAGAGCCTGGCAAAATCTGGAGAACTTGTCAGATTTGAAGCACGGTCCATTATCTGAGTAGATTTCTTCAACGAGACCAAACTTCTGAAAGTTACGATTCAGAGCGAGTACGAGTTGGTCTGCTGATCCATCCTCCATGGGGTCGTACGTAATGTAGCCAGAGTAGAAATCGATTGTAACGAGAGCGGTTTGACCTTTAAACTCCATGAGGTCAGCACCCAGCATCTGAGATGGACGAGTAGCTGAGACTTGTCGCTCTGGCGGATGAGGCTTCTTCCTACCGTGAATCTGGCATTCATTACAGCAGTCTATCATATCCGAAATATCGTCTTGCATCTTAGGCCAGTATACAGTACGTCGCGCTCTCTGTAGCGTAGATGACAGGCCTTGATGAGCATCGTGTAGGCGTTTCAGTGTTTCAGGTCTCATATTGGCAGGGATGATGACTCTATTTCCCTTCATTATCAGACCATCGAGTATGGTGAGTTCATCTCTGAAACACCAATACGCTTGTAGTTCAGTGGGGAGATCTTGCATACTATTAGGCCATCCAGATCGTATATAGTCAGTGAGTAACTGGAGAGTTTGATCGGCGTTGGTTTCTCCTCGGAGCGATTCGATCCGAGTAGGTGATACTTTCATTACTTGAGCGATAGTAACGTCGAGTCCTGGTATTGTATTATCCTTACCGGACTTGACTAGACGAGATAGTGTATCAGCGAGCAGAACACTCTTAGCTCCAACATACTTGACGTGTAGATTGTACTTAGAGAGGCGGAGTAGCATACGTTGTAGACGAGCAGGAGCGAGGCTAATGGGTTTCTGGAAGATCGATTCGAGCGGTTTATGATCAGTGTGAACAGTTACTAGACGACCGAATGTGTAGGTATGCAGTTTCTCACATGCGAAGAGTACAGCGAGTAATTCTCGTTCGATGTTGGCATAGTCCATTTCAGTTTTCGTTAGTGATTTACTGAGGAAACGTACCGGTTTTCCGTTTTGAATAAGAACTGCACCGAGTCCTTTCAGCGACGCATCAGTTTCGATGGTGGCTGGTTGGTGTGGGTCATAGTGAGTTAGCTTAGTGGCGGAGGCGATGTCGTGCTTGATATTATCAAAGTCGTGTTGCATATCGTTAGTCCAGGTAAAATGAACGTCTTTCCTTAGCAGACCTCGCATCAGGTGGGTCTTACTAGAGAGGTTCGGGATGAAGGTGGACATGAAGGTTACACTCCCTAAGAAGCTCTGGAGTTCATGCTTATCAGTTGGTGGCGGCATATTGATGATATCTCCAACTTTCTTTGGACATGGACTAACTCCCTGTGGTGTAATGATACGACCAAAATACTCAATCTCACGCTTCTTAATTGAGCATTTATCCGGGTTGAACTTCAGTCCAGACTGTTGTGCGCGTGCAACAGTTTCGAGTAGATGTATGTCATGACGCTCTTCGGTAGAGCCTTGCACCTTAACATCATCAGCACATGGGAATGTTCCTGGTATACCATCTAGTGCTCTATCCATATGCTCACAGAAAATCTCAGACGATACAGATAGCCCGAATGGTAGACGTACGAAACAGTATTTCTTGAAAGGCGTATTGAACGCGGTTAGAAGCTGGCTTGCCTGGTCAAGACGTTTAGTCCAGTAGCCCGATTTCGCGTCAAGCGTGGAGAAATATTGTCCATTCCTGAAGCTAAGTTGTGCATCCTCCCACGATGCTGTGTAATGTACGTTTCTTACGAGATGTCTATTGAGATTTCTTGGATCGAGACAGAGGCGGAGAGTGCCATTCTTTTTCACTACAGTTACGAGATTGTGAACCCAGTCTGTGGTTTCTGGACAGGCTCGGATAATACCTTCCTTCTCCATCTTATCTAGCTCAGTTTTAAGCTGAGGTAGTACGCTCTGAGGCATAGCCCGAGGTGGAAGTTGTACAGGTTGGGCGTCTTGAGACAGCTTCAGAGATGCTTCACCCTCAAACAATCCGACTTTGCCATCAAACATGTCAGGAAAGATGAGCTTTATGTCTTCCAGTGGATCACCAGTCTCTTTACCCAGAGGTAGGTGTTTCTTCCACTTTTGCTGAAGTTTCGAGTAGTCAACTTCAGATTCGTCCACGATGTGAACAGCGTTAACGTCATCACGAGTACACGAACTACTAGGAGCAGATGTGGTAGAGTTAACAGTTACTTCACGCAGTATACAGGATGTAGCATAATTGACGAGTTGAAACTTCTTACAGAACTTAATACCTAGTATGAGATCGTTACCAGCGTTAGTTACGTAGAATCGAGCTTTGTGACGAATACGGTTACACATTACGACGATATCGATATACCCTATACTCCCTAGATCAGTACCAGACACACCATGTAGAGTGACATTACTTGGTGTTACATGTTCTCTTGAAATACCTATAGACGATAGTACAGCGAGAGGCATACATGACACCATTGCACCAGTATCTACTTTACCTTTGCGTACGGTAGACTTACAGTTATCAGGGAAGAATCGAACGGTAGCGAGTACTTCACGAGGTTGATGTTTACTGTCAACTGTACTCACATGTATAGCGTTGAGATCGTAGTCGTAGTCTTCGCAGTCATCTGATATATCTGCGTCGACGGCATTCTGCTGCCTCTGAGGCTTTTGACTGCGCTCCTTCTTAAAGCAGGCTTTCTCATAATGACCCTTCTTGTCACAGTGTCGACAGTTCGCGTCTTTAGCTGGACATTCGTCTCGAGAATGTGGGTTACCAGCACACCATACACAGGCTTTGGCCTTAGGTTTGGGTTTAGACGAAGGCGGTTGGCGCTTAGTGCCGTTCCTCTGCGATTTACGTGTGGGATCTCTAGAGTACGTAGCGGATACTGTCGTAGTATGATCGAGTTCACCTAGTCGCTTCATAGTAGCATTGATAGCTTCAGATCGACGTAGAGTATCTAGACAGTTCTTAACAGTAACGTCTTTACCCTTGGCCATGAGTTTACGCTTACATTCGATATTGATACAGCCATGGATAAGTTTATCAACGATTAAGAAGTCAGTGTTAGCTGGAAACTCAGCTTGTTTGTAGAGGTCGACTATACGGGAATAGAATGTGGTGGTATTCTCATCTGACTTTTGTTTTACGTTGTAAAAGTCCTCCCTAGCTTCTCTGAAGGAAGTCTCATGTGTTAGACATGCAGCTAGTTGATCAAGAAGTTTAGTAGCTGTGTCAATTACTAGGGTTGGATCCTCATTGACTCTGGCTTCTATGAGTTGCTCAGCCTTAGCACCAGCCCAGATGTAGGTGTGGTTAAGCTTAACTGCATCAGTTTTATCAGCTAGAGGTCCACCTATGATTCTCTCAACCTCCTTACGCCATAATTTGAACTGGGGATATGCGTTACTAGATTCCCAGTCAACTTTAGTTTGCGGCTTGTAGAACTCTGTCATGGTGATTCTCAGTATAGATGAGGATGTACTCACAGATAAGATGATATTGTGTCCTCAACAGATATAATATAATCCACAATGATGTACGAGTACGAACGATACCTAAACTAGAGTCAGTTTAATCCCGAAAGAAGCAGCAGGATTAAACCGGAAAAGTCATTTATCAGAAGAAATTCGTCACTTAGAGGGTCACCATGTTTGATTCTTTTGTGTTCATGACTGAGTTCTGTTTTGTATGTGCTATGCTATATGATTGAGACAATACACAGCTTTACAAGTACATTTTTGAATCAATTTATTTTTAGAGCTACACAAAGCATGTGTGAGCCACAATGGCCGCTACGGCGTAGGAATACAACAGAAACAACAGATGCGTAATAACACAGGGTTATAACATGCCCCTCTTAAAGATGATTTGAAAAATTAGAAATAATACAAGAGGAAAACAAAAAGCACACAAGCAAAAAAGAACATTCAGTATATAAAGTCAGAGCGTTTAGTCGACTTGGTCACACGACCAGAACGAGTCGTATAGTTGTCGTTAGCGGCGGGTTTGGCTATATCGGCATCGGCCGGATTGTCAGGTTTAGCCGTACGATTATCGATAGGTGGCGATTGAGTGTTAGCTACGATTGGCGGAGTCACTATTGGCGGTTCGACTACAGTCGGCGGGTCGATTACAGTTGGCGGTTCGAGTATCGTAGTTGGTGAGGGAGTAATACGACGAGCTTTGAGATCATACCTGTTACGACGGATACGACGATTAGTGTTCTCACTTACGATCCAGT